TAGGCCCAATTATGAAGGCGCTAGACAAATCTGCACCTGAGTTCGGTCTCAAGAAATAGCCCTAATCGGGCTTTGAAGGCTGTTTTAAGACATTTAACCCCCCTACCTAAGGTAATTCCATAGGCAAGGGGGGCTTTTTGTTGTTTTGCGCCTTGGTTGATTATCATATATTATACCCATGCGGGAAACCGTGGGGCAGAAACTTCAAATGACGGGTGACGGCAAAAGCCTAACCAGCCATTCTACCAACCAAGATTTTTCTTGGGGGGTGGGGGGGGCATTTCTTAAATTCAGGGTTCAGGCATCGTTTCGATTTGCGGTAGCAAATAGGGTGTAGTATAATTACAGTATGAACAATTTACCGCAACATGTGTCTTACTCGTCTCTTGGTACATTCCTAGAATGTGGCTGGAAATATAATATAACCAAAGTACAGGGTGTCCAAGAAGGACATGCCGTTTGGTTTACTGGTGGTTCTGCCGTACATAAGGCTACAGAACTCTATGACTTAAATCCCCTAAAGTATTCTACCCTTGAAGAACTATGGAATGAAGCATGGTTTCAACAGGTTAAAGAAGATGAAGAAATAAACGGCGACATGAATGACTGGCAATATCGTGGTCGTGAAGATATGTCGTGGTGGTACGGCGAAGGTTTATGGATGCTGGAGCGTTGGGCGGACTTTCGTGCCAATGGTTGGGGCATCTATAAAGACTATGTAGAAAAACAGTTTGAAGTGCCTCTCGTGGATACAACTGTTAAGATGGCCATTGACCGAGTGATGACGGATTTCGATGGTAACATAGTCCTCCTTGATATAAAGACAGGGGCGTCATCCCAAAGGCACCCACTTCAACTTGCTACTTATGCGTGGGCTTTGCGCAAGATGGATGGCCTTGAAGTGAACAAAGCAGGCTTTTGGGATGCACGAACTGGACATGTATCTATATGGAATTTAGAACATCTAGCAACAGAAAAAGTAGAGGAAATATTCCTTGGTTTTGATAAGGCTCGTAAGGCTGAGATCTTCCTGCCTAATCTAAGCAACTGTGGACGATGTGGTGTACTGTCTCATTGTAAGTTTATGAATGGAAAATACACAGATAAAGGAGCAAACAATGGCTAATGCTAACTTCCAAGTTAGTGCTAAGTTAAATGATGGTCGTATCTTCTTGATCGCAGGAGATACAGCCGATGGGTTCAAGGGTAACTTGACTCAGATACTAGGAGATATCGGTGCAGAGAATCTAATCTCTACAATGGCATCTTCATTAGAAGGAGCACCTACAAGCATAGAACAAGCAGTAGGTAATCTTGCACAAGGTTTAGGTGCTAGGCCAGTAAGCACACCAACACAAACTTTCTCACCAAGTACAGGTCCGTCAAGTCGTGCTTGTAAACATGGTGAGATGACTAAGCGAACAGGTGCTGGGGCAAAGGGTCCATGGAAAGCGTTCATGTGTCCATCTCCTAAGGGAACGCCTGACCAATGTGAGCCAGTATGGATCCGACGTACTGATGCAGATTGGAATTCGTTTTAGTAAATGAGAACCTTAGCCCGTGCCGTAGGTAGCAAGGATATCGGTGGTGAACCATTACCAACTGTATTCCGTACCTTTGACGTAAATAAAATCGTCATACGACGGGCAGAAGTGTCTATGATTGCAGGAACTCCAGGGGCAGGTAAGTCAACACTTGCCCTTGCAGTTGCTTTAAGAACTAAAGTTCCTACTCTTTACATAAGTGCAGACACCAATGCCCACACTATGGCTATGCGTTTGCTATCAATGATTTCTGGACAGCCACAATCAATGGCTGAACAGATGCTCATAGAATCAGTTGAGGAGTCTCGTAAGACTATCAATGATAATTCAGGGCATATCTTCTGGTCATTTGACTCAGCGCCAACATTGGCTGATTTAGATATGGAAGTATCTGCCTTCGAAGAACTATGGGGTTGTCCGCCAACTTTAATCGTTATAGATAATCTAATTGATATATCTAATGATAGTGGCGAAGAGTTCGCAGCGATGCGTTCTACAATTAAAGAACTGAAATATCTTGCAAGAGATACTAATGCTGCAGTTCTTCTCCTTCACCATACGAAGGAATCGTATCCTGGCAATCCTTGTCAGCCACGATCAGCATTACAAGGAATGGTAGCACAACTACCAGCCTTGATCTTAACTGTCGGAAGTAACGCTCCTGGATATATTGCTGTCGCACCTGTTAAAAACAGATACGGCAAAGCAGATCCAACTGGCGATACATCGTTCTGGCTACAATTTAATCCTGAAGTGATGGAAGTTTCCGATATACCTGAAAGATTATGAGCGCCAAGGATATCTGGGAATTAAAACCAGACTATAAAGAAGCGATGGATATACGTGGTGAACCTACCAAAGTATGTCCTTGTGGTTCTTATATCTGGAAGTTAATGGTCGAATGGGATGACCATGACAATACAATAAGTTCATACTTTATCGATATGGAGTGTGCTGTCTGTGGGACAAAGGCAACAGCCCCAACAGAGGAGAGACTATGAAGAAAAACAACCTCAAATACATATTGATGTGTTTTGTGGTTTTTGCGGGTTTCTGGCCTCAAAGTGCGGTTGCGTCTATGATGGTCGTAACTACTATGAAGCCTGAATGCATAGAAGTAAAATTCACAATCAATCAAAGTAAGATATTCGCTAAGCGTTATGCTAAGAATAGAATAAAATATCTAGGTTGGAATGACCACGAGTGGAAATCTTTATTAACACTCTGGAACAAAGAATCTCGCTGGGATTACACAGCAGATAATCCAAAGTCTACTGCATATGGAATACCCCAAATTCTCAGAATGTCAGAAGATACCACCCCAAGTGAGCAGGTTGACTTGGGCATCAAATACATCAAAAAACGGTATAAAACGCCTAGTTTGGCGCTTAAACACCACTTGCGAAAGGGTTGGTATTAAAGACTAAATGGCAAACAAGAATGGTCGCAAAGGATCTTTATTCGAAACAACTGTATTAAAATGGTTGCGTTCTAAAAATGTAGTAGCCGAAAGATTAACTAAGGCTGGTGCTAAAGATGAAGGCGACATTGTTGTTATGGCCAATGGTAAAACTTATATCCTGGAACTCAAGGCGACTAAGGCGCTCAAGTTGCCTGAGTTCTGGAATGAAGCAACTGTTGAAGCAAAGCATTATGCAGAGGCACGTTCACTTAGCGAAGTACCACCATCGTATGTTATAGTTAAGCGTAGGATGGCAGGCATCGATCAAGCATGGGTGGTGGAAGATTTCAACCAATGGATCAAGAAAGTCACATCATGTAGATGTGTTACCGATTAAGCCGATACTGGAGCACTATGGAGCAAAAGTACCTGAACGAAGTGGATGGTCATCAATCAGATGTCCCTTCCACGATGACACACATAGATCAGCCACAGTCAACATTAGAGAAAATGTATTTTGTTGTTTCGCCTGTCAAGTTAAAGGAAACACTTACAACATTATTATGGGGAAAGAGGGGCTAAAGTTTTATGAAGCAGTCAAGTTTGCAGAGAGAATCTCTGGGCAAAGCAGCCAAGTATTACGCAGCAGCAGTACACGAAGCGGAGGATTACCTCGGAGAACGGGGAATATCATTGGAGATAGCCCGCAAAGTGGGATTGGGCGTCGTGCTAGATCCAATCACGGGGCATGAACAATATGAAAATAGGTTGTCTATTCCGTACATTACACGTACGGGTGTGGTTGACCTCAGGTTCAGGTCTATGGATTCGCAAGAACCAAAGTACATGGGCTTGGCTGGTGCAACTACACACCTCTTTAATACGAGAGCGTTCTTCAAAGCCTCATCGTACATTTGTATTTGTGAAGGTGAGATTGACACGATCACGTTGGATTATGTTTGTGGTCTCCCTTCCGTCGGAGTGCCTGGAGTAAACAATTGGAAAAAACATTATACAAAATTATTAGCGGACTTCGACAAGGTATTCATGTTTGCTGATGGAGATCAAGCAGGGCATGAGTTTTCTAAATCATTGACTAGAGAATTAGGTAACGTCATTACTGTTCAGATGCCTGAGGGTGAAGATGTTAACTCTATGTATCTCAAGCACGGTGCTGAGTACTTTAAGCAGAAGGTGGCTAACTCACAATGACAATGCTAATACCTACAGAAAAAGGATATAAGTGTAAGGATTGTGACTTTGTTACGCCTGATTTATTTACATTCTTAGATCATTGTGAAATAGGTTTTGAATGGAAGGTTCGTTTGAGTAGCCAGTACTCACTAGAACTATTCACCATACTTGATGAGATGGCTCATCTGATAGATCATGGTGACTTAGATAATCTATATGACTTGATTCAATCTATTGCCTTAGCATTAGTTAACGCATCAGAGGGTGAAGAAACATTACATAAGTTTATAAATGAAGCGCATACAGTAGAACTTGCAGCAGATTTAGTGCAAGGAGTAGAGGAATTACTAAAGGAGCATGATGATAAGTAAAGAATTTGAGAAAGCATTAAGCGATACGTTCAATGAACTAGAGGAACTATTGCTGTCTAAGCATAAGGATTACGGCCCTAGGAATATTGCAGATGCACCAGGTGGTGCTATCAATGGTCTTAGAGTTCGTATGCATGACAAGTTGGCACGAATCAATAATCTATACGATTCGGTAAGAGATATGGCACCAGAACACGAATCCTTTGAGGATTCATTCAAGGATATGGCTAACTATGCAGTAATAGGACTGCTAGTACTAAGAGGAGACTGGACTAAATGAAAATATTTGGACCATACAAAGGGAGCAAGCAAAATGGCGGTAGGCCGATCTATGTCTTTAAACGTAAGAAAAAAGATGGCACTACTGTTACTACTTCTAGCAATAAGGCTCGTGTGGACTACAAAAAAGCCACAGGTAAATCCTTACGAAAAGATCAAGAGGTAGACCACAAAGATAATGGTGGTCGTGCTGGCCGTGATGGCATAAAGAATCTACGAGTACTATCTAAAAGCAAAAATGTTGCTAAAGAAAATAAACGGAGAGCGAATAAAAAATGAGTAAAGCCATAGTAGTGATCTCAGATTTGCAAAGCCCGTTCCATGATGTGGATGCGGTCAATGCAGTCAAGAAGTTTATCTATGCATACCAACCTGATTCTGTTGTATCGGTTGGAGATGAAATCGATTTTCAAAGTATCAGTCGTTGGGCAAAAGGTACAGAACTTGAATGGGAAAGATCGATAGGTAAAGACAGGGACACTACTGTAAGGATTCTTGAACAGTTAACTGTGGATACTATTGTACGTAGCAACCATTCAGATAGATTGTTCAATAAGTTACGCTCATCTGCACCTGGATTCCTTGGATTACCAGAGTTAGAGATTGAAAAGTTTCTTAAGTTAGATGAACTTGGTATCAATTATTATCATGGACCTGTCGAGATTGCTCCAGGTTGGTTACTAATGCATGGCGATGAGGGTAACGTACAACCGACAGCAGGGGCTACTGCTCTCGGACTTGCGAAGCGTTCAGGAATGTCAGTTGTATGTGGTCATACACATCGTATGGGTCTTGCTCATTACACTCAATCATGGGCTAATGGATCTCGTGCTGTATGGGGTATGGAAGTTGGACACCTCATGAATGTTAAGCACGCTAAGTACATCAAGGCTGGTCTATTCACATGGCAACAAGGCTTTGGTATCCTGCATGTGGATGGCAAGAATGTAACTCCACAGATTGTTCCAATCATTAAGAATTCATTTACTGTCGAAGGCAAGACGTGGCGGTGGTAAAAAGAATGATCGAAGATTACGATGGTGTAGTGTCATCTATTGCCTACGAATACACACGCAAGTATCGCATGGTTGAAGTAGATGACCTACGCCAAGAGTTGTGGCTATGGTTCTTAACCCATCCTAAGAAGGTTAAGCATTGGCAGACTGAACTTGACAGCAAGCAATCTGTGAAACTCATAGCACGCTCATTACGTAATGCTGCAAAAGATTACTGTCAAAGGGAAAAGGCTAAGGTCGTTGGCTATCGTGTAGAAGATAACTATTACTACGATAAACAATTACTTGAGAGCGTACTTCCTGCTGTATTAACAGGCGTAAGAGAAGCACCTGTCTTGAGTGATCTAAGTTTTAGCAACGTGAAGAAGGTTGCCTCAGAAGGCAACAACTGGCCTGCTATGTGTGCTGATATAACTAAGGCGTACAATAAGTTGTCTAAGGAACAGCAAGGTATGATATTCTTGCGTTACGCAAGTGGGCTTGAGATGGGTGCGATAGCATCTGAGGTATCTTCATCTACCGATGCTGTGCGTATGCGTGTGAATAGAGCATTAAAAAATATGTTAAACTTTCTTGGTGGCAACTATCCACGCAGGGAACGTGATTACACAGAGGAGGAAGTAAATGGAAAACAAGATGACAGTCTCAACGGAGACGATCAATCAGTCGTTCCAGACGATACAGACGTATCTGAAGAATGAAGAATGGGTAAAGTCCCAGTCTGATGATTTAATAACCACGCTTAAAATACTCGAAGAAACTATTGAAGTCATGTCTACGCAGATCTATGTGTTTATAGATTACTTCCAGCAATACACACAGGCTTTAGAGAAATCTATTATCTTTACAGGCGTGAGTGCGGCATCTAACAGCGATGAATATACAAGCCCAACACAAACTTCTGCTGAGCCTGTGAGCGTGAGCCTCGCATGATATGCGCATCATGTATAACGGGTGGCAGGATGAATAGTTATGGGCGTGAGCAACTAGCACACGAAGCACACAGGAATTGTGAATACGCTGATTGTGCGTGCCAACATCAGACAGGTGAATGGGCAATAAAAAAACCCCCACGCAAGGACAGTACGCAGGGGTCTTAGTGTGTATGCGCAGTTAAATTTTCTGTTTGCCGATCTCGTCAGCAATTAACATAAGTGTGTCGTCTACACGCATCCACAATTCTTTATCGTTCATAAACATACTCTTAGCGAGTTTCCACTCGGCACGAGATAACTCTCGCCCGAGCAGACCCTCAACTTCTACACGCTTGACTAGATAAATAACAGCCTTGTACGGATTAGGCTTAGCCTTATTCATCACGCAGGTATTCCACATCTAGGACACGCTTGATATCAGCCTCATCCCAATCGTACAATTCCCATTCGTCAATGCGTTCAGTTGCTAACTTAACAGCATCGTACACATCTAGCGCATATACATCACGATAGACAGTTATGAGAGCCTTAGCCTTCACACGATACACGCCTTGCTCACTCATAATGCCACCGCCAGTATGCCACCAACGACAGCAAGGACAGCGAAACAGATATGCGCTATCAGGCGCAACTGTTCCCATACAGTTTCTTCTGTGAACTCACTATTCTCGTACATCATCCCACTCACTTTCTACTGGTAGCCATGAATTACCTTGCCCTACGAATTGCGGTATCTCGTTGATGTAAGCAGGTGGCAACTTGCGTGGGTCTAATCCCATAGCACGCTGTATATCCACACGCTCAAAACGATCTGTGTTAGCCCATATCCCGTCTAAATCTTTATAGGATAAAGCATACTCATAACACTCATCGTATGCAGGACAACTCATACACACAGTCCTAGCACGCAAGGCACTAGGTGTGCGTGAGAATTTCTCCCTAAGTTTCCAGCGTGGATACACGCCGATAACTTCACTCATCTCGGGAAACCAATCATCAGGACTTGGATCGTATGCGCAACTTGCTTCGTTCACGAAGTTAGGCATAGTCATAACAGACCACCTCTCATAAAGAACACACGATAAGCACACTCTGTGTTATCGCCTATACATTGTTCGCCACGCTTAGCACCACACATAGCGCATGGATACTCTCGTGGATCATCTAAGTTAAACATGGTACTCGGCAACGATTTATAGCGCACACGAGTAGCATCACTAGAGGGCAGGTATGTGAGATAAACAGACACAGGCCCGTCTATCTCCCAACCTTCCTCGAGGTGTATGAACTCACCTGCAAGGAGATCAACTCGTGTGGTTTTATTACCACCCTTCGTGGTTTTCCACACGAGATCATCCCACTCACACTTACGCTCACGCATCATCTTAAGCATGAAGCACCCCGATCTTTGCCATGCCACACGAGTAGCAATAGTTTCGTTCAGCGTTATAGTCATGCTCAGGTACCCACATGGGTACATCGCACTTGTGGCATCGAGTGTCGATACACTTAGTCGTTTGCATCTGCGTATCCTAACTGTTCAGCCTTCTCACGATATGTGTGTGAGCGTAGCAACCAGCGACTAGCATCTATCATCTTGCG